TGGCTGCAATCCGCAGTTCAAGGAGAAATCATGTACAAGATTGAAATTGATATGGGTTGGTTGGCTGACACTAAACTTACCATTGAAACTCATGACTTTGACATCATTGAAGTCATCAAGGAATTTGTCGAATTCCAAGAGTCAGAAGGTTGGGCTGGTGCGTGGAATCCAATCGTTTTTGAAGATAACGAAGATGAAGATAGCGCGGAAGATGACGCGGAAGAAGTTAAGTAAGCGGAATCACGCGGCCTCTAAATTCAATGGAATCGGGGCCGTGTGTTGTCACCAGTTCGGGAAGCAGTAACTTGCCATTGTGGAAATTTAGCACAGCAAAGCCCGATCTCCAGTTGAGTGGGCCTTTTTCTGTGTAATCCTCAAACTGTGGGCCATAAGGTTCCGCAAGGGTTCCAGTATCGATGCCGTATCTCACGCCGTTGTAGTCAGAGAACGGAGTGACTTTTAAGCTATGCAAATGTCCCGTGACAATGTTAGTACCTGCCCACATCGTATTGTTATGTGTTGCGTGGATACCACCTTTGAAACGATGTTTAACAACAGTGGATTCATTTAGCCATACTGACCAACATGGTTCCCAACTTAGGAAATGGTCTTTCAAGCTAAAGCCCTTTACTTGCTCATACTGGGGCGCATTAGCCGCTAGGAACGTCTCAAACCGCGCATCGTGATTGCCCAAAGGCCATATCAGTTTGACGTTGTGACGGGCCTTTTTAGCCGTTTCTTCGATCTCTCCCATCGCCAAAGTACACGCCTTTAGTTCTTCAATGACTGTAGGTGCTTTACTCCAGCCGATTCGTGGGTGTCTAGAGATTCCAGCACCATCAAAAATGTCGCCATTGGCAATTACGGCATTGGGTTTGAGTTCTTTGATGGCCCACAAAAGACCTCTGTAGGCAGTAGAGTGGATGCCTGGCCAAAAGTGTGCGTCAGAAAAAACAATCACTGTCCCGTTAAGGATACCCAAACTGTTGCTATGCGGATGGGTTAATGAAACTTGAAAATGTGCGTACTGATTGTTCTTTTCCGCTTGAGGTGCTTCAATCTTTTGTTTAGTTCTATGTTCAATTCGTCTGCGCCTTTTGTAAAGCGCGGAAATATCAATGTTTAGCATCCTGCTCGCCTTGTCCATTGAGTCGCTACTTTGAATAGCTTGAATGACTTGTTCGTCAGAAAAATTAGTGATAGCCATTACAGTTTCTTTCGCCAATAAAGGGTGTCTTTGCAACCCCAAGGTTTAGAAGGTTCAAACATTTTGAAACCGCAAGCTATCAAACTGTTGGCGGAAGCAGGATTGAATCTTGTGTCAGAAACTAACCATTTCCACCCAATAGCTTTTGCTTGTCTAATTCTGACGCGAATAAACTTTTTCTGTAATCCCTGTCCACGATGAGAAGGAATAACACCAGCACGACAAAGGTAGCCACAATCAACCCACCGCACAGAGCGAACAAGACCCGCGAAACCAATATCCACGCCATTCTCAGCAGCAATCCACCAAGTCCCAAAATTTGTGTCATCGGGCTTGTCATACGGCAAACAGATATTTTGTAGTGCAGAAAGTCTGTCTTGTACTGAATCTTTGCGGGTGTCTGCGCGAATAATCATTAGCGCATTGAAATACTATAGTATGAAACGTCTATGACAATTTAAGATTTAAACAATGCCGCCTCATCTTTTCGTCTGTTTTCTAGGCCTCTCAGAACCTTGCCACCAGCCTTGCAATACTGCAACAAAGACTCTATTGCCGCATCTTTATCGCCACGAATAACCTTTTGACGGAAGGTGCTGCGCTGTAATGTTCCCAGACCAACATTGAAGCTAAAGCTGACGCAAGCATCAAATTCACCTTGGGTAAGGACAACTGGAAGAAGTTGGGCCACACCACGCTCAAACCTTGCAAGATCACTTCTGAGAATTCCATCTACTTCTTCCTTTGTCCATACACGATTGTCTTCAAGGCGCAAGGCGAATGCATCGCGCTGGTCTATGGGCAGTTTTCCTTGTTCTGGATACAAAACATGGCCTACGCCCACTGTCCAGAGTTTTGCTGGGCAACGATATGGTTTAAACCGCACACCTTCATGGTGCTTAATCATCTCCACAGCTTTAGCACTGATGTTCATTTTTTGAACGCCTGACCACCAAACCAGAAACTCACAATACAAGCCCAAATGATTTGTGTATCTTGATCCCACAGTTGGTTTAAAGCAACATCAAATGCTACATCTGTATGCCAAGCGTAGTAGAAGCCAAAGACCTCAACAAACATAAACATCAGGAACATCCCGTAAGTGATGACTGAACGGGTTGCGGCCCTCATATTAATGACCCAAGTACTTGCACCTTCACCAAGGGCTATATCGTGGGCGTAGAGGGCTTGGCGCTCCTGCATGGCTGTCTGGGCATTAGTAACCTCTGCGTTGATCTGTATTTGTTCAGTCTGAATATGCTCAATGCGTTCTTGCGCCTCTAAACCAGCCTTTTTAAGCGTCAGTTCTCGCTCAGTTTGCATTGCAGCCAAAGCAAGTTCATGCTTTTTGTCGGCCCTGTCTTGGAAAAACTCAAGGATTTTTGGGAGGCCGCCCATCAGGAAGCTGACCAGGGATGAGAACAGAGTTATCATTTTTTAACCTTTCAAGTTGTTTACGTTCATACTCTAATTGCTGGCGCAGTCTTTCCATGCGCTCAATCTGCATTTTGCTCTCGCGTTGAACCGCCAAGGTGTCGTAATAGATGCTGCCAAGCAATGGCAACAACAATACAAACACCAAGACCATAGCAACTAATGCGACTAGAAACCCCATCGTACCTTTCGATCCATTATTAGAAGGCTGAAGAACAGGACTAGGTACAGGACGAACACTAAACAAGCTACCCCGTAGATTGCCTTGTCTTGGATTGCCTCGACCACCCTTCTGCGTTGCCATTCAACCTCTCGCTGTTTCTTTTCTTGAGCCAACCTTGCTTCTTCTTGTTCAGCAATGATGATGACCCTCATTTGATTCACCCTGGTGTACAAGTTCCCCAACTCTGGGGGTGACTGATACACCATAATCTCTCGAATCTCTTTGGCTAATTTTTCAAACTGCGTCTTGGCAAGTTCCCTGTTTAGCGCAGACTCCATGATGTTCTGATTTGGGTCATAGACGCTTTTAGACTTTTCTTCTTCTTCCCGAATGTGGTCTGCAAGCTGTTGCTGAACTTTGAAGAACTGCGACAGATTAGCCGCCAAGTCAGAGACAACCTTGTTCTCATCCCAAACCTCTGGTTCAGCCTTCTTTGCTTTGGGAGCAACAACAGGGGCTGTGGGCTTGGGCTTTTTCTTCTTAAAGAACCCAAAGAAGCCACCCACTTCTTCAGCAATAGCCGTGACCTCTTTAACAGTCTTTTGGGCTGCGGCAACAGTTCCCTTGACCTCTTTATAGAGTTCACAGCCTTTGCGAATAGCTGCGACACAGCCATTTGCCATTGCCAGAAGGGTGAGAGGATCAATCTTGCGCCCCTTGTTTACTCAACGAAAGGCGGGTTTGTTGCACCACTCATTAAACCTCTCCAATTCATTGATTGAGTAGGAGATGGCGTTGTCCCAGAAAGAAGCCCAGACATTGCCTGTTGTGCAGCTTGTTGGCGCAGTCGTGCTTGCAGTTTGTCAGCAGTAAATCCTGCGGCAGCAATTGGAACTGTGTATTTCAGACTTTCAGTGCTTGCAACACCAGACCCAACCACTCCACCAGCAATAAGTTGACTGCGTTCTGGGTTAAATCTAGCAACAAATGAAAGAACAGTGTCTAAATTACCACCACTGGCAACCTTGCGAATCACCGCTTGCTCATCTTTACTAAACAAACCAAACTTTTCTTTGTTGGCAACTAAGTTAATAAACCCACGGCGAACCAACTCGCTCTCAGATGCCTTTGGATCAAGCGCCCTTGCATCTGCAATGTTCAAGATGTCATCCAATGTGGTTGCTCGACTTAGATTTCTCCAGTCTTTTCTAGCTGACATAATGGTTTTAACTGCTTCATCAATGCCGCCTTGTCCAGCAACAATGTTTTTTGGACTCAGGTTTGCAACATAATCATCAATAGATGATGTCATTTGCTTCCCAAGTCTGTATATATTCTTATCTGAACTTTTAAGTAAATCACCAGCAAGTTGACGCATTTGGTCAACATCATTGAACGACACATTACCTTTGCCAACAATCGACTCGTATTTGTTCAAAACTGTTTGGACAGCAGGAGCATTTTCTGGTAAATATCTGGCTGCATTTAAGTCAGTAGAGACTTTGCCAAGCAAGTCTTTTGCGCCTTGGTCTGACAAAACAATGCCTAAGTCATCAACCTTTGTGTAGGCTCTACCAGCCCGTTGTTTGACATCTTGCATTGTCAAAACAGGCTGTTTGCCTTCTGCAAGTTTCCCAGCAAAATTAGCTGCACCAGAGCCAGCAAGCACTCCAACTCCAATGCCAGCAACAGTAGCCGCTAAGTCGCTTCCAGTTATTTCTTTTGTTAATTCTGCGGTTGGTTGAGCAACTGCTGGAGCAACTGCGGTAGCTGGTAACTGACGAACCAAATCTTGACCAAAAATAGTTCCAGGCAGTGCTTTTGCCGCAGTAGCACCACCAACTAAACCTTGCATACCAGCTTGTGCCGCCCGTTCTGCCATTGTTTGTGGCTCTGGCACGCCAGCTTGCGTGAGCATTTGGCTTTGCGCTCTTGCTGCACTTGGCATCCGACTCTCAGAACCAAGCAATGCAGAACCCAAGTTATAAGCGCCTTTTACGCCTTCAAGAACAGTGGTTGCAGGGGCGGTAAAACCTTCATAGACTGCCCTGCCAGCCAAACCAGCTTGTCTTGCCAATTGTTGAGCAATAGAAGGCTCTATCCTTGTCTCAGCAGGAACTTGAGGCTCTTGAGCTGGTTGAGCAGAAGGTTCACCACCTAAACTCGCTTTAATCTTGGCTAGTGCAGCCTCATTAGATAAGCCATCAGGCAATTCGTAGGATACGCCCTTGTATTCATAAACAGTCGGCATGATGCTTACCTTTAATCCAGTTTGATTGGGTTTTGTGCAGTACCAGCAGCAGGGCCGTAATACGGCTCTACGCCCTGTGATCTGCGGCGACTATCAATGCGCTTCTGAGCATTTTCTTTAGCCTTTCCTGTTGCTTTAACAAAGTTACTTAACGCCTCTAAACTTGTTTTTGTATCATTCCCGCCAAAAGCAGCAATAAGTTCATTTGCAAAACGCAACACATCCTTGTCAGTTTGAACGCCTTTAGCGGCATCTGTTTTAAGGTTGGTTGCTTCTTGAACGGCCCTTTGCAAAGATGCGTATGCTCTACTTTCATCAGTAGACCTTCCAGCAGCATTTTGAGCCAAATATTTTGCGTTATTAAGCGGCCCTAACTCTAATGGCGCTTTATTAGTCTTTGGATCAATAGTCAAAGATGCAATGGCAGGAGCCAATGAAGCCTCCCTTGCTGCCAAAGAGTCAACCAACTCAAGTTCTTTGTCTTCTTCTTTTTGCAATGAAGGAGCAAGTACTTTTGGCCCTTTAAGAGATGCTGCTAACTGTCTCACTTCTCTTGCATTATCTGCTCTCAACTGAGCAATTTGCAAAGCAGTAGCGCCAGCCTTTTCAGCCGCTTCAATTTTTGCATCAGCCGCAATTTTAGCCGCATCAATTTTTGCTTGATTAGCAGAATTAACCGCATCAATTCTGGCTTGGTTAGCGGCGGCTTTGTCAGCAGTACCTTGCAATACGGCAAGAATCTTGTCTGGAGAACCATACTTGGTTATTACCCCAAGAACTTGCTCTTGTGTTGCATCTGGTGGTAATTGAGATAACTCATTACGCAGTTTGTTTTCTTGCTCAATAGACAACTCTGTCTTAGCGGCAGTAGCCAATGATGCTCTTTGTGCGGCTTGTCTTTGACCAGTTAAAGCCATTTCTTGAGTCATTTTCCGACTCATTGCTATAGCCTCTAATGCTCCAGCAGTATCTCCACCCTGTTGCAAAGCCTGTCCATATTGAGCAAGACCTTCAGGAGTGCTTACATCAAATTGTCGTGCCAAAGCATTGCGCTGGCTAATCAAACGCATCTGGGGGTCTTCTACACCCATTGCAGAGGCAAATGCACCGCCCAATTGCTGACCAGCCCTGGCAGCGCCATAGGATGCTTGCTCAAGAGGAGCCATTCGTGCCAATTGCATAGCCCGTTGACGAGCCATTTGATCCCGTTGCTCTTGGTACAACTCAGGAGTCACCCCAAATAAACTTCCAACAATTTCTGCCATGACTATTCCTTAGAAAGGTGTATTTACATCGTTTGCACGACTTGCCGTACCATAATTTGTTCCAGTAGAACCACCGCTTATAAACTCTTGAAGTGCGGTTTTAAATGATGGATCATCTGCAAGGCTCGTAAACAACGAACTATATGGGTTAACAGATGAGGTTGGCAACAAAGTTCTTGCCGCATTAGTTGCCGCAGTAGTAGTTCTACCACCCAATGCAGTACCCACATCCAATGCACCAGCACCCATTGATTCAACAGTGCCAGCAGTACTCAACAGGCTCTTAAATGGATCATAGGCTCCGGTTTGACCAGCAGTGTACTTGCCAAGGAACTCACCACCAGCACCAAGTAACCCTTTGCCAAACAGAACACTCTGTTGACCTGCTTGCTGTGCCCCTGCCGCCAAAGCAGCATCTTGTTGAGCCAATGCGTTGTAGTAGGCTTCCATCTCAGGAGTGGTTGCACCAAGACCTCTAGCACCACTAGGACGGGCACTGGTTGCACCAACAGACAAGCCACCACGACCCGTTTGGAACAAAGTGTTTTGCAACTGAGACATTTGACGCTCGCGGCTAGGAGCCAACAAGTCTTGTTGCTTTGCCATGTAGTCAGCGGCAACTTGCTCTGGAGTTTTAGCAAGATACGATGTGCCCAAGTCAAACAGGCTTGCAGATGCCTTTTTCAGTGGGTCATATAGGTCTGCAACCTTCTTTGCCTCATCAAGACTCAGAGTTGCACCAGCCATCAACTTATCTTGAATTGCCTTTAATTCTGGGGTTAGCGTGTAACCAGCAGTTTTAAGATTGCCTTCAGCATCGTATGTGTAGTCTGTTGTGCCAAACCTAGTGGTCACGCCAACAGGCTTGAACTTCTGTGCTTCAGCGGCAACTCTAGCTGCTTCTCTAGCAGTGTCAGTAGCCAACTTAGTGCCAAACAAGCCAACACCACCAGCAATCAAACTGGTTGCAGTTTTAGCAAGATTTGGATTATCTTTAAAGAACTTAACAGCATCTTTAAGCGTTAAACCAGTTCCTTTTGAATAGTCCTTGATTGCTTGGTCAGTTAATGCGTAAGCATCCGCGACAGATTGCGTTCCACCAGCCTCTTGAGCCAACTGATAAATAATCTGTTGTTCTTCAGGAGAATAGTCGTATGAAGTAGTATCCGTTAACTCAGTTGCAGGAGCATTCATTTCTACATCATATGCAGTGTCTGGCACTCCGCTGTAGCCATACGGGTCTTCTGTGTAACTTGTTGCCATATTTCCTCCGGTATTTACAGTAATCGGTGTTGTGGGTGTTGCAGTGGTTATCGGTGTTGCTGGTTGCGACACAGTAAATCCAGAACTATCATCAATAATGTCTTTTGTGTCAAATGCTGATGCAGTTGTGTCCACCTGAAAAGGAGCCAACTGATTCTGCAAGTCTTGTTGTCCAGCAAGAACTTGTTGTTCAGTGGCAACTGTTACCCCAGAATCTGGAATAAGAGAGTCCAACTTTATGTTGCTAACACCTTGAACCAATGCTTGTTCAGCAGTCTTGCCAGTAAGTAATCCAGCAGTAGTTCCTGCGGCTACTTGACCAGCGACAGCAGAATCCGTTGCTCCAGCAACAGTGCGTCCAGCAAGACCAGCACCACTACTAGCAATACCTGCGATAACAGCATCTTCTGGGTTTTTGCCAGCCAAAAGATTGGTTGATGTACTGGTGACAAAATTCTTTAGTGTCCCAGCGTCCCCAACAAGATAATTTCCAACAGCACCACCAGCAGCACCAACAACGCCAGCTTTCAAGGCATCTTCTGGAGATTTACCTTGAGCAACCTGTAAGGCGGCATTTGCTAAACCACTTCCAACTGCCGTAGCAGTAGCTACAGTAGTTCCAGCAGGAAGAAGTCCAGCACTTAGTAAAGAGTTACCAATGCTTGCACCAACTCCAGGCAATGCAACAGATGCAGCAATGGTAGCAATCAGTGGTGCATTTTGAGAAAGGCTTAAATCTTTGTCTAGTTGGGCTAGATTTGTACTTATCGCCTTTTCAACGGGTTGATAAATATTTGTCAGTTCACGACTAATAGAGCCAAATACTCCACCGCCGCCCCTATTTGCATTTATCGCAGCCTGTAACTCAGAGCCAACGTATCTATTTCCAGCAGGGTCGAAAAGAACTTCTGCATTTACATTAAACCCAGGTTGGGCTGCTACTTGAGGATATGACTCTAACTCACCCGTTGTTTTGTTGTATACATAATAATTTTTTAATTCTTGTTCTGTCATGTCACACCCCCAATGCCAAAAGAACCTGCAAGCACTTGCAAGTTACATTGAGATTATTTTGTACTGCTTTCATCAAACAGTGCCGTTAGCCACAATGTTGCCCAACACAGTCAAGTTACCTGAACTGTCAATCTTCATCACATCTGTTCCTGAGTGACGAATAAGTAGATTAGACCCACTCTCAACAAAGCTGAAATTGGTGAAGGTTCCATCTGCCTTGGTTGCAATGGCAGTGGAAATGTTGGTGAACTCAGTATCAATCTCAGTTCCCTTGACAACCTTGCTTGCATTCCCTGGCGACAAAGCATCTTTAGCCGCAAAGTTGGTGGTTTTGGTGTAATTTGCCATGTTTCTTCCTTAAACCAGTTTGCCATTCTTGGCTTGAATCTCAATCTTTTGAATGCTCACAGGATACCCATTGATCTGCACTTCATAACCCGTCTGCACAGTCTTGCCAGAACCTGATGTTTGACCAACCAAAGTCTGCAAAGAAATACCATCTGAATAGTAGGCAACAGGAACACCATTTGCCCCATACTCAGCAGTACCATATTCAGCAACAGTAGACTGAGGAATTTGCAATGTGGTGGCGTAATACTGACCTGTGAAGTCATATCCCCACTTGATGATGAATCCTTGGCTTGAACCACCAATCACCACCACAGCAATGCGCTTCAGAATAGATGTGACATTGGGCGCACCCAGGTCAGCATAAGTGGTGAAGTACTGCAATCGGTATGTGCTTGTGTGGTCAAGGTAAGTTCCATACTTGCCCACATAACCATTCTTGCCAATCAACAAGTCTCCATTGCGTTTAGCAAGGAAAGCAGTTGGAGTGATGGAATCCCACACAGTTACCCGTGAAGAACCATCTTGCAAAGCCGCCTTGGTGTCAAAGCAGTATGTCTGGGTGGCAGTCGGGAAGTTAATCAGGTAGAAGGCATTTGACTCTGAATAGACTGCCTTGATGTTTGCTAATGTCTCAGCATTCACAATCGTCATCAAGTCATCACGCACATTCTTAGACAAGTCACGCAAAGGTGCAGACTTCTCTTGGATGGTTCTGAGCAATGACCGCACACCACTGTTTGACAAGAAAACCACATCACTGCCTGTATTGGCAATGGAGTCCCTTGCAATGCAACCAATGTTACTGATGGTGTCACTCAGAGACAGACTTGATGGGGTAGTTGCATTTGCATAAATCAATACTTGACGCTTGCCAAAGATAAACAAGAACCCATTGTGAGCTGCCAATCCTGTAATCTCATCAGACCCATTGGGCCATACCCGTGATATGTCCAAAGAACCAGCAGTTCCTGTTGACCAGATGTGCCCTGCCAGCAAGTCAGAGAAGTAGACAGTTACAGTGTCAGAAGTGCTACTAGCAGTCCACAAGCGACCATAGGCAGAGATAACAATGTTGGTTTGTGGAGCAGTCGCAACATAACCGCTTTTCTCGCTCACACGCCTATATGTGGTGGTGCTTACAGCAGGGTCATAGATCAGTGGGTCATAGCCTGACTGAAAGAAATATGTGATTCCATTCAGAGAAGCACAATGCCAATTGCTTGCGGTAATGGTGGGGCCAGTACCTCCCCCCCCATAGGTCAACTCAACAACATTTGTTCCACTGAGTTTAAACAGCTTGTTGTTTCCAGCAAACAGAACAGTCAAAGTGCCATCAGTCTGCACCAACTCATGGATGACTGTTACATTATTTGCACCAAGGTTGCCAGAGGATGTGTTAACCCTTGAAAAGCCTTTACGAGAGCCAATACGCCCGTATTGGTCAATCACGCAGTTTGTTGCAATCGCAGCATATCCAGCCGCTAAATCAAGCGGAGAGTCCTGTGTGTTCAGCCCAAAGAAGCCTGGAGCCGATACAGAAAAGGTCTGGATTTGTTGGCTCATTGCGGAACAAACTCTTGGTTCTCAGGATAACGACTGCCCTCCAAGGCAATGTAATCCGACAACATGGATCGAAACAGTGTGTAAGCCTCAGACGAAGATAGACCACCATCTTCACCACGCTCAACCAATGCCCTTGCATACGCACCTTGAGCAACAACCACATCAGGCACAAGAATAACAGTGCTATCTGCCGCCAATGGAGCCTGTGGAACTGCCAGTGCAAACATGAGGCTATACACGCCATCTGGCCTTGGATACACTGTTACTTTGGCGTTGTAGTTTGCATCCACGCCATCAAAGTTGTATTCGCTTGGGATACCCGTCATAACCACAGAGAAGTTCTGCTTACGATTCATATCCACAAAAGTGGTGTTTTTGAGTCCTATGTTGCTTGTTGCATTGATGGCATCCATCAACTGAAACTTCTGTCCAGCACCAGTTAACCCATATTGGTATGTGCCAGCAACAGTGCTAATGGTGACTGTTTGACCAAGTGCATTCCACCCAAAGGCATCTTCAACCTGACGCTTTGTGTCATTGACAAACTTGGCAATCAGAGTGGAATAGGTGGTTTCGTTGTAAGTGGTTACAACAGGTTCACGCAAGCGGATCAACACATCGTTGACAAGTTCTAGTAGTGTCATGCTCTCGCCAACCCTTCTTGTTCAAATGTTGCTATAAAACTGAAGGAGCTTCCTGCCTCAGTAGTTATTTTTAACTTGTCATCTTCTTCTAAAACAATGTAGGCATTGCCATCAAACTGAAGATATGTTTTTGATTGAAAACTATACTGAGTCAATATGTCAATAGTGGTATTAGCACTTGCGTCATACCATTGAACAGTTATATGCTTGGTAGAGCCACCTGTATTGTGTATATACATTACAGTGAATTTGGCGTAATAGCCCTTTGGACAGGTATAGACTGTTGTGTCTACTGCCGCTGTAGGACTAACACCAACTGATAATGCTCTCATTTCGCCTTTGCCTTGTTCCTTGCGGATATAGCTTTAGCTTTTGCCTTTGCGTCAGCCTTGGAGTTTGCACCCCATGCCTTTAGCGAAAGAAGCAGTCTCGTTGGTTCACCATTCTTGAACTCAGGGCCATC